AGAAAGGATTCCGCAGCTTGAATTTGTCATCCAAAGTTACGATACAGCGTTTAGTAAAAGAGAGACTGCGGACTATTCTGCGATTACTACGTGGGGCGTATTTTATCCAAACGAGGGTGGATCAGGGCCAAATCTAATTTTATTGGACAGTAAGAAAGGTCGGTGGGACTTTCCTGAGTTAAAACAAATTGCGCTTGATAATTACAAATTTTGGGAACCAGACACGGTAATTGTGGAAGCAAAAGCAAGTGGTATGCCGTTAACACACGAGTTACGCAACATGGGTATACCTGTTGTTAACTTCACACCTAGTCGTGGCAACGATAAGGTGAGTAGAGTACATAGTGTATCACCATTGTTTGAAGCAGGGATGGTTTGGGCCCCCGATGAGACTTTCTCAGACGAATTAATTGAAGAGGTTGCGGCTTTTCCTAATGGTGAAAATGACGACTTGGTTGATAGTATGACACAGGCGCTTATGCGCTATAGACAAGGAAATTTTGTGCAACTACCAACAGATGACTGGGAAGATGAAGAAAACCATGCTACAGTGAAACTGTATTATTAATTTAAAAATGGAAAGGCCTGCTAATGAATAGTCCTGCGGTAAACCTTGGAGCGGGCGGATTCGTGTCCTACTACGAGGACGGCGGTGCTACCGTAGTGATAGAAGATACTACAACCCCGCCAGAAGCACAAGACTTTGAGGAACGTGGTGTAGCAACTTTTTTTGCAGAACAATATACACCTTTTGCAGACCCCCCAGAGGGCGCACAGTTTAGTAAAAACAAACAATCCGAAATAAGAATGTCTGGTAATCCGGGCTCCGCGGCCCGCGAAACTTATTACGGTGACAACCCTACCTTTTTTGAAAATCTTGCAAGTGACTACGGCTATCCGCTAGTTGAGGACCCAATCGAGGGTCCTAATCGATTTTCTCGTCCGCCCGGACGGGAGGACCTACCTACCCCCCAAGAACTGGCGGATGCCCGTGGACACGCATTGGGTACTGCAATGGTCGCCGCGGACTACGGACCAAAGACCGCGATGAAGGTTGGCGATCTAGGCGAAGATATTGGTACTTCAAATCGGTTACATCGTGCTATGGATAAAAGAAACAATGCGGTTGGGGTATCTATTTTTAAACAAGCTGGTATTCAAGCAACACCAGAGCAACTTTCAAGGATGGTTGATGCTAAAATATTTCAGCAATTAGATGCAATTATGGGACGGCCCGCGAATGAACGCGAGTTTAGGAGCCCCCAAGGAGGGATGGACCTGTATTTCCCAAGAGATTCATACGGGTATTTCCTCCCAGATAAATAGGAGTGGCAATGGCAAATGGTAAACCAAATGCAGGCTTGATGGATGTTCCATCACAATTAGACACAGACGATTTAGCTGCTGAAGTAGAACTTGAGTTGCCAGATAGTGCAAATGTCGTGATGGCTGACATTGAAGCAACTGACGTTGGTTCTATCGAAATAAAGCCAGAGGATGATGGCGGAGTCATTATCGACTTTGATCCACAGGATCAGCGCGGTAAGAGTGACGATTTTTACATGAACTTAGCAGAAGAAATACCGGACAGAGAACTGGTCCGTATTTCTAGTGATTTGCTTGGAGAGTTCGATGCAAACAAAGCAAGTCGTCAAGAATGGGAAGATGCTTATACAAACGGATTAGAGCTTCTTGGCTTTACTTACGATGAGCGCACACAGCCTTTCCGTGGAGCCTCCGGTGTGACTCATCCTTTATTGGCTGAAGCTGCCACACAATTCCAAGCACAAGCGTTTAATGAATTATTACCCGCTTCGGGGCCCGTGCGCACCGTAGTAATGGGCAAAGAAACTGTGTCAAAGACGCAGCAAGCGTCCCGTGTACGGCAGTTTATGAATTATTACATCACAAATGTGATGGAAGAATACACGCCTGACATGGATCAGATGTTGTTTTATTTGCCTTTGGCGGGCTCAACGTTTAAGAAAACATACTTCGATGAAACTTTGGGCAGAGCGGTATCTAAGTTTGTACCCGTAGAAAACTTGGTGGTTCCTTATGAGACCGCGGACCTCGAAACATGCCCTAATATTACACAAGTAGTGCGTATGTCCCTTAATGATCTGCGTAAGAGACAGATTGCAGGTGTGTATTTAGATGTAGAGGTAATACCTGCGCAGAAAGAAATGTCTGATTTAGAGGGCGAGTTAGACCGTATAGAGGGCATAGAGCCGAATCAGATAGATTATGACTGCACAATTCTTGAATGCCACGTTGATTTGGACCTTGAAGGTTATGAGGACAAAGATGACGAAGGTGAGCCTACGGGAATCAAGATTCCTTATGTAGTAACCATATCTGAAGACAATGGCCAGATATTATCGATTAGACGCAATTATCTCGAAGAAGATGAGTTGCGTAAAAAAATACAATATTTCACTCATTTTAAGTTTTTACCGGGCTTTGGCTTTTACGGTTTAGGTTTGATACACACGATTGGCGGCCTATCTAGGACCGCTACGGCGGCACTGCGACAGTTGATCGATGCAGGCACGTTGTCCAACCTCCCTGCGGGTTTCAAAGCTCGCGGACTACGGATCAGAGATGATGACGATCCATTGCAGCCCGGTGAGTTTCGCGATGTCGATGCTCCGGGTGGGGCTATCCGCGATAGCCTTATGCCGTTGCCGTTTAAAGGGCCTGACCAAACATTATTCAATCTCCTTGGGTTTGTTGTCCAAGCGGGTCAGCGTTTCGCAACCATAACAGATTTAAAAGTTGGTGATGGTAACCAGCAAGCAGCAGTTGGCACGACTATTGCGATGATGGAACAAGGCACTCGTGTTATGAGTGCAGTGCATAAGCGATTACATTATGCCATGCGTCAAGAGTTTAAGATTCTTGCACGTGTGATGTCTGAAAGTCTGCCGCAAAGATATCCGTATTCTGTACCGGGTGGTGACGAAAGGATCATGCAAAGTGACTTTGATGATCGTGTAGACGTCGTACCTGTCAGTAATCCAAATGTATTCAGCCAAGCACAACGTATTGTGATGGCGCAAACCAAATTACAGCTTGCTACACAAGCTCCAGAACTCCACAACTTAGCTGAAGTATTCAGAGATATGTATGAAGCTTTGGGCGTGACCGATGTAGATCGGATCATGAAAGCGGTTCCAGATGACTGCTCACTTGGTATTTGGGTCCTCGCCCATGGTGGGTTCGATGCCTCCGGTTGCTATGGCATTGCAAAAGCACGTCATGGAGCACGTACAGATAGCGGCCAAAGAACAAGCGGCTGTCGCTTACTTACAACAGATGCAACAGAAAGGTGGTCAACCTGCCACAGACGATGAAATGCTAGAGATTGAAAAGTTGACGGCACAGTTTGTAGCCGAAGGCTTGCAGCAGGTTAAAGAACTGTCTGGACAATTGTCCGGCGCTGGAGCACCTGATCCTCTCGTACAGCTTAAAGAACAAGAGCTACAAATTAGGGCGCAGGCAGATCAAGCCGATCAAGCGATTGACGAAGCTAAAGTGCAACTTGATGCGCAAAACCAAGCAACAAGGGCGCAACAGTTTGGCCAGCGATTGGATTCACAAGAACGACAAACACAAGCTAGAATTGATGCTGCAATGCAGCGTGAGCTACTTAAAAACCGAGGAGGTTAAAATGAAAAGTGTAGTTAAGGTAGGTGGTTCCGCACCAAAAGACGGACCAAAACCAGTAGAATTTGCAGAAATTGATAAGCAGGGCCGTATACCTTACGGCAAGACTGCCGAAGCGCCATACTCAGATAAGCGCATGGAGTATGGTAAACCAGTAGGCTCGAAGCTTACAGCCCGTGGAATGGGTGCTGCCGTTAAGGGCGGTGATTACATAGGTTGCTGATATGCCATTGAAGAAAGGTAGTAGCAACAAAACCAAAAGCCAAAACATCAAAAAGTTGATGGATGAGGGCTATGAACAAAACCAAGCAGTTGCTATTGCTTTGTCAAAGGCTGGAGAAACGCCTGCCAAACGTATGGCACGTGGCGGAGTCGTAAAAGGTTTTAGCCCGATTGCGCGGCCACAACGTTTTCAAGGAGTCTTTTGATGGTCGATTTTTCACGTTTTATGACTGAACCTACAAGAGGATTGGGCGGAGGTCGTTTCAAACCAAGTCCACCAAAGCAAGCTCCTTTACCTTTACCTACACCCTTGCCTGATCCTATTTTGACTATACCTGCTCCGGCACCTGTGCCAAATATACCGCTGCCACCCCCACCGGTGCCCCCTGTTCCTGTGCCAAATGTACCTATGCCTATGCCTGTACCGGCACCAAGCATACCGGCCCCTATGCCTATGCCTGAACCTGTTCCGGCTCCTCGGCCAGTTCCTAGCATACCGGCACCTGTGCCTACACCTGCCCCAGTTCCTAGCATACCTGCCCCTGTTCCGGCTCCCGCACCAGTTCCTAGCATACCTACACCTATTCCCGCGCCGATGCCAGTTCCGCCTGCGCCGGGAGGAGGCGGACCCAAAGTTTTGCCCGGTGAAACTGGACCTATTATTGCAGAGCCAAACGTACCACCGGTTCCACCACCGTTTGTGCCAACACCAACAACTATTCCCGATGTGACGCCACCGCCGCCACCGCCGGTAGCACCACCACCAATGGTTGAAACCTTACCCCCACCACCTCCTACGCCGCCACCCCCACCACCGGTAGCACCGCCACCCATGACTCAGGTGCCGATGACTCAAGTGCCGATGACGGAGCCAACGTTGCCGCCCATTTCGGACCCAGTTCCAATGCCTGTGCCTACACCGCGGCCAGTTCCATTTGAACCAGCACGGGGTGGAGCACCACAGATTGATCCTTCTTTATTCAGTGACCCTGAACTAGGAACGTTCACTCCACCGCCTCCGACTGGCGGTATAGCAACGTTGCCGGAAGCGCCACCGGAACCCGTAGTAACACCGCCTGTCCAAGTTACAACACCACCGTCTGGTATTGAAACCATAGCGGACACCATACCGTTGCCCGGAGGAGGAAGTTTAAATCTCAACGATCTTAGAGACTTGGGTGACTTAGGCGGTAGTTTTGATTTATCAAATGTAAATATTGGAGGTTCAGAAGGTGGGGTTGACCCCTCGCTTTATAGTGATCCCGAATTAGGTCAGGGTGGTTCAGAACCACCCATGCAAGTAGGAACAACAGGTGGTTTTGTTTTTGATGAACAGGGCAACATAATAGGTGACTTAGGAACGGCTGGTCCTTTATTTGGTGAGCCCGGAGGAGGACCCGGACCCGGAGCAGGACGTGGACCCGGCATGAATACAATACCCGGATTACCGCAAGATGCCGTAGATGAAGCTGTCGGCACTACACCCGATACAGGCACCGGTAGCAATCCTTTAGATATCAACCTTGGCAATGAAGATGTTTTTGTTGATTTTTCTGAAGGATTAGATTTGACTGGAATAGGTGCCGGATATATACCCCCCTTTACTCTTGGTAGTGGGGAAGGGACACGACAAGATTATGATTTTAATGGCGAAGAGCCAGAATTTGAATTAATAACCTTGCCTAATGGTGAGGTTATTCGAGTGCCCGTCGGCACAACAGGTACAGGAACTACGGGTACAGGGACTACGGGTACAGGAACTACGGGTACAGGAACTACGGGTACAGGGACTACGGGTACAGGCACTACAGACGAATCAGGCACAACCGACCCTTATGTTGTAGGAGACTTGGGAGTCAATGTAGACGGTGGTCAACCCCCGATGCAGGGCCCTCCGATGCCTATAAATGTAAGATCGGCTAGTAGTTTTGGACTGACTGGTGTACAACCAACTATGCCCGTTGGGGTAAACCCTTTCCGAAGACCAGAAACCCAAGGAGGTATTGGTTCA